ACAGGATTAACTGGACAAGATACCAGTGTAAATAATGGCACAGGTCCGGGTGTGACATTTGCTGTGAGCGAAACAGCCAGTGTGGTATCCTGGACTGCAACCACTTCCAGTACCGGTAATGCTGGTACTATTCAATATTCAATAACCCACCTAGCATAAAAAGCGATGTGGCTCCCCACTTTTGCTCAACGGCTCGACAGTTGGTCACAACTCCGGGCCCAAGCCGCACAGGTCGATTCAGAATCTGCACTGCACCTGATTAATGCCTGGTGGTTTTGCGCTCCGTGGCGTGCTTACCATTTGCACTGGGATGATCGGCCCACTTGGCCAGATCCCTGGCAACTATTGAGCGACAACATGTACTGCGGCCTTGCTCGCGGACTGGGAATCATGTATACTATAGCTATGCTGGACCACTCGGAAATGCAGGATTCCCATCTAGTAGACACTGGAAGTGACAATTTAGTCCTAGTTACCCAAAAGAAATATATATTGAATTGGGGGCCGGAACAAGTGTTAAATATCAACCCAGGACCTTATAAAGTTCATCATAGTGTTTCGCTACAAGAAATAAAACAACAAATTAAATAATAATGAAAACAATCACAGTACAAAAGCGCAATGGCCTTCGTGAGCCGTTGGCGTTGGAAAAATGGCAGACACAGATTGCAAAAGTATGCGCAGGCATTGCAGATGTTAGTCAAAGCATGGTAGAAATCAAGGCACAATTGCATTTTTATGATGGCATCACCACTAGAGAAATAGACGGTATCACGCTTAGAGCCATTGTTGACTTGATTGACGTGGAATCAAATCCCGGAGTTGGGCACACCAACTATCAGTTTGTGGCCGGCAAGCAACGACTATCAATGTTGAGAAAAGACGTTTATGGTACCTACACACCTCCTCACCTGTATGACATTGTGAAGACCAATGTGGCCACAGGCTTGTACACTCCTGAGTTGTTAGAGTGGTACACCGAAGATGACTGGAACCGCATGAATGACATGCTGGATCATGCCAAGGACGAACAATACAGTTATGCAGCTATTGAGCAGCTGATTGAAAAGTACCTGGTAAAAAATCGTTCAACAGGACAAACTTATGAAACTCCACAAATTAGATACATGGTCGCGGCCGCTACTGTATTTCACTCAGAAGAACCGAACACAGCGAGAATGCGCTATATCAAAGAATATTACAATGCAGCGAGTGATGGTCTTTTTACTCTTGCTACTCCTGTTCTGGCTGGCCTGGGGACTCCTACTAAACAATTTTCGAGTTGCGTCCTTATACGCAGCGATGACGACCTCGATAGTATATTTGCTTCGGGCGAAATGATGGCCAAGTATGCCAGCAAACGTGCTGGCATTGGCTTAGAGATTGGTAGACTACGTCCGTTGGGTTCACCCATTCGCGGTGGCGAAATCATGCACACAGGTATGATACCATTCTTAAAAAAATGGTTTGGTGACCTGCGCTCATGCTCACAAGGTGGCATTCGCAATGCCTCAGCCACAGTGTTCTATCCCATCTGGCATCATCAGTTTGATGACCTTATTGTACTCAAGAACAACCAAGGCACAGAAGAAACTAGAGTCAGACACATGGATTATGGAGTGGTCCTCTCCGCCTTCTTCTGGAGACGATTTAAGAATAAAGAGATGATCACATTCTTTGATCCTAATGAAGTGCCAGATCTGTATCAGGCATTCTACAGCAATACAGAACTGTTTGAAGAACTCTATGTCAAATACGAAAAGCGCAAGGACCTTCGCAAGAAGACCATGAGTGCAGAAGAAGTATTCAAGGGTGGCATCTTGAAAGAACGCACAGACACTGGCCGTATCTATCTAGTGTTCATTGACAATGTGATGAAGCAGGGTCCATTTGATCCTGAGTATCATACAATCTATCAGAGTAATCTATGTTGTGAAATACTTTTACCTACTAAGTCTTTTAAGCGCCTCGATGATGCTGATGGCCGCATCGCTTTATGCACTCTTGGTTCCATTAATTGGGGTGCCTTCCGTAATCCTGAAGATATGCGCAGGGCTTGTCGCATTTTACATAGAAGCCTCAATAATATATTGGACTATCAAGATTTCTTATCAATTCAATCCAAACTAAGCAATGACGAGATTCGTCCGCTAGGTATTGGTATTACCAACCTGGCATACTGGCACGCCAAGCGTGGCTTGCAATATGGTGAAAAGGATGCACTAGGTGAAGTCAAAACTTGGATGGAACACCTGGCATTTTACTTGACCGAAGCCAGTGTAGAACTGGCCAAGGAACGCGGCAAGTGTCTAGGCAGCGATCACACACGCTACGGTCAAGGAACATTCCCCTGGGAACTACGAGCTCAGGGTGTGAATGAACTTGCAGACTTTGCTCCAGAGCTGCCATGGGAAGCCCTGCGTACAGAAATGAAAACGCATGGGGTACGCAATGCCACACAAATGGCAGTGGCTCCTGTGGAATCCAGTTCAGTTGTAATCAACTCAACCAACGGTATTGAAATGCCTATGAGCTTGATCAGTGTTAAAGAATCCAAAGCCGGAAGCCTGACACAGGTGGTTCCAGAGTACCACAAACTCAAGAACAAATATCAACTGATGTGGGAACAGAAAGATTGTGATGGTTACTTGAAGACTGCGGCTGTTATTGCTGCTTATGTTGATCAGAGTATCAGCACCAACACATTCTACAATCCTGCACACTTTGCAGACCGTAAGGTTCCGACCACCCTGATTGCACGAAACTTGATGCAGTCACACCACTGGGGCCTGAAAACTTTTTACTACAGCCTGATCAACAAAACAGGCAGCAAGAATGTCACAGAAGATGCCCCGCTTGAAGTGATTGACTTTGACGATCAAGACGACTGTGAGTCGTGCAAACTTTAACAAAATAGAAATATAAAACAAATGTCAAAACAACAATATAACTTGGCAACACGAACCGATTACCTCAATCGCAAGATGTTCCTGGACCCTGCAGGTCCTGTAACTATTCAACGCTTTGAAGAAGTCAAATACAAAAAGATTGCAGACTATGAAGCCACAGCACGTGGCTTCTTTTGGCAACCCGAAGAAGTCAGTCTTACCAAAGATTCAAATGACTTCAAGGATGCCAGCGAAACAGTTAAGCATATCTTTACCAGCAACTTGTTGAGACAAACAGCTCTAGACAGTTTGCAAGGTCGTGGACCCAGTCAGATCTTTATGCCTGTGGTATCATTGCCAGAACTAGAAGCTCTAATCTACAACTGGACATTCTTTGAAACCAACATTCATTCAAAGAGCTACAGTCACATCATTCGCAACATCTACAACGTGCCCAAGGATGTGTTTAACACCATTCACGACACGCAACAGATCATCGACATGGCATCAAGTGTTGGCAAATACTATGATGACCTACACAGAATCAACTGTGCCAAAGAACTAGGCCAACCTGTGGAAGAAGTAGAACATGTGAGAGCAATCTGGATGGCATTGCATGCCAGCTATGCACTGGAAGCGTTCCGCTTTATGGTCAGCTTTGCCACAAGCCTGGCCATGGTAGAGAACAAGATCTTCATGGGCAATGGCAATATCATTAGTTTGATCCTGCAAGACGAGATCTTGCACAAGGAGTGGACTGCTTATATGATCAATCAGGTCATCAAAGAAGATCCACGCTTTGCCGCAGCCAAGGTTGAGTGCGAAGCTGAAGTGTATGAGTTGTATCTGGATGTGATCCGTGAAGAAAAGGGCTGGGCAGACTACCTGTTCAACAAGGGACCTGTGATTGGACTCAATGCCAACATTCTCAAAGACTTTGTGGACTACACAGCCGTGGGCGCACTCAAGGAAATTGGTATCAAGTATCAGGAACCTGCACCTCGCTCGACACCTATTCCTTGGTTCAACAAGCATGTGAACACATCAAACAAACAAACTGCACTGCAAGAGTCTGAAAGCACTAACTATGTTATTGGAGTCATGAGCGATCAGCTGGACTACGATGCACTACCGGAGTTATAAAATGAAAACTCAATGCACGATCTGCCCACTAGAGGGCTCACATTACACACAATTTTGCTCACTGCTTCCTGTATATCAGTTAGCAAATACAGTGCATGAATGTCAATATCAAACTGAATGTTCACAAATTAGAGAGTCAATAGAACTACAAAAGGAATTAGAAAAAGCATGACAACCGCAATTGTATGGTCAAAAGACCAATGCCCCTATTGCGACCAGGCCAAAACGCTACTGGAATCTCGAGGCATTGAATATGAAGAACGCAACGTGAGCCAGGACTGGACACGTGAACAACTACTAGAAGCAGTACCAAATGCTCGAACATTACCACAGATCTTCCTGGATGAAGAACTTGTGGGCGGATTTACAGAACTTAGAAAGAAATTAACAGAATGAAACATCTCGAAGGCAGCACAGTAACTTTTAAATTGAACTCTGGCGAAGAACTCATTGCCAAACTAACACGGGCCGACGGAGATTGGCTGGAAATCAGTGCACCAGTTAGTGTAGCACCTGGACCGCAGGGCCTGGGACTAGTGCCCAGCATGTTTACTGCTGATGCAGATGAGCCAGTCAAACTAAACATCAACAACGTGGCAATTTACGCATTGACAGATGATGCAGTCAAGATGAAGTACATCGAAGCATTGACTGGAATCCGAGTGCCGGAAAAGAAATTGATAATGGGTTAACAGCCCAGTATTTCACATCCATAAATACAGCATGGGGCATAGATTTGTAATCATGAAAGGCACTGAGCTTTTTGTGTATGATCAATACAAAGATATTCCTGACGATCTAGATCATGTGATAGAATTTCTGCCCGAAATTCCACCTGAACCACACACTCAACAGCAGCACGAAGAGATAGATGCCTGGTGTGGTCTTTTTTTAAAACTTATGGAAAAGGCATATGCGACCAGTAGCAAGATTAGGTGATCCCGGAGTTCCACATTGTTCTCCCTACGTTATTGCCAACGGCAGTCCCACGGTATTTGTCAATTTAAAACCTGCTGCAAGATTAGGTGATATTAGCACAGCGCATTTACGACCCGGTAATCCGTGTCGAGGGCATGTGGCGCCAATTTCTTCAGGAAGTCCAACTGTGTTTGTTAATCTTAGACCTTTGGCACGACTGGGCGATCCCTTGGCCGCATGTACTTTTATAGCTTCCGGAAGTCCAACCGTTTTTGCAGGATAACACATGGCCATAAGTGTGTTGACTCCATTACAAATGATTGCCGGCGCCACGTTAAGCAACAACGGTGGAGTGGCCATTGCCAACACCTGGACAGCAGCAGTAACAGCCTACACCAGCACATCACTATTGACGCCATTTTTTAATACTGTGGGTAATAGTGCTGCTGCCAACATCAGTGGAAACACACTGACCAGCATGTTTACATTTTGTGCAAACACTGTGCCTGCACTAGCTGACAACACACCTGCTGCGTATGCGTCTCTAGGCACAAACACCACATCTGGATTTACTGGCATAATTACTGCCCAGGGCTCTAGCTATCTTGGCAATGGCAATGTTGCAGTTTTTGCGCAGGTGTTTGGTGCAGCACAAGGTTACATAACTTCGGTCAATCAATTTATCAACACCAGCGTAAACAGTCAGACCTATCTTGGGTCAACGTTTACCACCATGAACAGTCTTGTCACTGGCAATCTCAGTGACACCACCTTGGCCATGACAACATTTGGACTAGACCTAGAAGCACTGGGACAATTGATTGATCTTGACAATCTTGGTAATTTTGGTTCTCCAGCAGCACTGCTACGACAATTGGTTACACTGACCAATCTCACACCAAACATTCAAGCTATCTTGATTCAAGCAGGACTTGACGAAGCCAGCATTGGTAATCTAACCACTCCCAATGTCAATGTAAGTGATAGTGTACAACATCTGGCATACCTGGGCCTGCTGAATGTCACAGGTACTGACCTAGAACAGGTGTTGGCTATTTTTGGTGTGACTACCAAGAACATAAACACCATGGCAGACCTGTTGAATCCTGCAAAAATATTCCCCAACAGCATTGCCAGTCTCACAGTACGCACCTACAATCAAGATACCACGTCAGTGCTACGGGCCATCTACGACAACACACAAGGCACAGTGAATTCAAAATTGTTGATTTACTTGCCAAGATATGTGTTGACCTTGGGTACTCTGAATATAATCAGCTACGAAAGACTTGCCAGAATCATACCAGCAGACCAGGCTCTGGCCTGCAAGGCCATACAAGTTAGTCTACAACAAATAAAAAATATAAGCAATCTCAATTTATCTCAACTGGCAGTAGCATTTGCTTTCATGCAGACCACGAGAGATCTGCCATCTATATCTGCACTAGAACAGGCTGTGCCTGCTAGCGTGGCTGCATACTATTCTAATTCATATGCTACCGGCTCAGGACCAGACGGAACACTGGTAATTACTGATCTTCTTGGCGCAGCAGTCGGAGTTGACTATACAAGTGTGCTGAGCAACACCACAGTCACAATCAACAGTATGACCAGTGCAGGTATCCTGGCCGGGTTGACCGACACCTATGGCAGAATGCAAAATACTGTCAACGGAGTGTACGGCAATGCTGTTGCCGGACCAGTTACGATTCCTGCAGGCACAGGTGTTGGAGTGTATGCCAATGCTGATGCAGCATTACAACAACTAATAGCCAATGCCACAGTGCAGGTTTCTAACATATCCGCAACATACCCTACCCAATCAGGCGTTTTAAATTCTGACTTCAACTCGATGGCAGCAAAATTGATTTCTGAAAATACCAATCTTGCACTGGCCAGCATAGACATTGCCAATCTTGACGCATCGGGTCGCGGACCAGTCATGAGTTTTGTGCAAAATCTGCCTGACTACGGAATCAATACAGAAGCCAATGGTCCAGCACAGTTTATCGAAACAGTGGCTGATCTTACCACCCAAGGCGGACAAGCTATTGTGGCCTGCCTGAGAGAAGGACGTAATCTCTTGGTGCTAAACGGCGTGGGCATTGGGCAAGATACTGCCATACCCAGCGAGTATGCAGGCGTAGTTCCGCAGGCCAATCTCATACCATCCACCTATTCAGACGCAGAAGCAGCCAATCTAGTGGTAAAATAACCCTGGATGCATCACAATCCGCTAAGTAACTAGTGTGAATAGCACAAAAATTAATTTTAAGGAAAAACCTCATGAAGAAATATGCTTTAGTAATGGCCCTAGCATTGGCCGCCTCCCTAGCACAAGCTGACGCCACCGTTTACGGTAAAGCTCGTGTGTACCAAGAAAACACCAAGACCGGCACCGCCGAAGGTGTAACCGCGTTGACAAACGATTCCAGCCGTTTCGGTATCAAAGCCACAGAAGCACTTGCTGGCGGCATCACTGCTGGCGTTGTGCTTGAAACTGGCTACGGTGGCGACGCTCCTGCAGCAACCACACTGGGTGACCGCACTGCTGTTGTTGGCTTGTCTCACAAGTTGGGTTCCGTGGCCATGGGTCGTGACAAACACACCATTGCTCGCACACTTGACAACTATGACGCCATGGGCAATGCTTTTGGTTCCAGCACCGCAGTTATTCATGCTGCACAAGGTTCACGTTTGCAAAATGCAGTGTTCTTGACTGCCAAGCCTGTTGCTGGACTTTCTGCTACGTATGCAATTGCCAACAGTGAAGTTGCTGGTGGCACTACAGAATCACAAGCCAGCAGTGTTGAGTACACTGTAGGTGCTGTGAGCGCAACTGCTGCTCGTTTGACCACTGGTACCAACAGCTATTCAGGCATCGTTGGTGCTAGACTAGCTCTGGCATCTGGCACAAAAGTATTTGCGATGTATTCTGAAGACAAAGTATCTGGTGCATCAACCACTGGTAAATCAGTTGGTGTTAACCAGGCTGTTGGTGCAGTGACTTTGCTTGCTGGCTACGGTGAGAATGACACTGTCAAGGCCTACAATGTTGGCGCATCTTATGCACTGAGCAAGAACACTTTGGTTCATGCACGTTATGTCAAAGAAGATTCTGCAACCAATGTACAGAAATTTGGTGCTGGTCTAGAAGTCAACTTCTAAATCCTGCACTGTATAACGCAGTACAACAAAAACCCGCTGAGGCGGGTTTTCTTTTGGTTGACCAATAATACCCATGATGCTATAATACACACATGCAACCAGCTGCTGCCCGTTATGAAAAGTTCAAACGAAAGATGTTGTTGTACTATCATCGCAGCGAATTTACAGTGGTAGAATGGATTGTGTGGTTGGCTATTTTGGGTTGGTTGACCAATATTGCTCGAAATGCTATAATACACACATAGAGCAAAACAGGAGCAGAGAATGGACATTACTCAAGCTATCTCAATCTGTGAACAGTATCGCATTGATCACAGCGTCAGCGGGTTTTTGTTAGAAACTCTGGAATCCATGCTGGCTGCAAAACAACGCAACGAACTCACTGCTGAACAGCGAGTGGCCCTGCAAACAGTCATGAACAAAGGTATGAGCCTGATTGCAAAGGCTGAAAAATGAAATGGTTTGCTGAAACAACTGAATGGTCCGGTGACACGGCACCCAATCATGTGTACCTGATGGACGATGGCAAGAGCAAGATGTATGCCTATGTGAAGTTTGGCACAGGAGCAGCACACAAATTTCGTACGCCCA